GGCAAAGATGAATATGAGGAGAAACATCCTCAAATACAGCCTGTACGCCGTGCCATAGACGCTGAAGCGTTAAGAGATCCAAGACCAGATACTAATAATATCATTAGTGTGACAGCTTCTTTTCCTGCGTTTGATATAGTGACGTTGTTGTTTCAACCGTTAATACCTGCAATGCGGGGTCAAGTAGGAGATATTACTTTTGGTGGGGATGTTATCACGCCCACTGACGCAACTACTACAGGGGTTTCTGGAACTGGTTCTGTTGGCACCGTTACAGCTTCTGGCACAGGTGTAAGCATAGCTGCGACTTACACAGTTACGGTAGTTAGCACAGGTTATGGTAATAAGTATTATATTGATGGAGTACAACAGGCCACAGTAAACTTATCAGAGGGAAGCACTTATCGCTTTGACCAGTCTGATAGTAGTAATTCTGGTCATCCACTTAGATTTTCTACAACATCAAATGGCACCCATGGCGGAGGTTCTGAGTATACCACAGGTGTAACCACTAACGGCACACCAGGTAGCTCTGGTGCTTACACTCAAATCACGGTTGCCGTTGGCGCACCAACACTGTATTACTATTGCACAAACCATAGCGGTATGGGTGGACAGGCGAACACACCATGAGTTTTACATATTCAACATTAAAAACAGCTATTCAAGACTGGACAGAAAACACTGAATCCACCTTTAAGAATAATCTAAGTTTCTTCATAAAAAACGCAGAAGAGCGCATTTTAAAAGAGGTGGATTTAGATCTTTTTCGTAAAAATGTAACTGGTACAACAACTTCTGGTAATGAGTTTCTTGCTGTTCCAGATGATTATTTGGCCTCTTTTAGTTTAAGTGTTACAAATTCTAGCACTAAAGAATTTGTGTTGTTGAAAGATGTAAACTTTTTGCAAGAGTTTAATCCTACAGGCGCTACTGGTGTACCTAAATATTACGCTCTTTATGATGTTAATAATTTTATTTTAGCGCCGACACCAAATGCGGCTTTTTCAGCCGAACTTCATTATTATTATAGACCTACCAGCTTAACAAATAGTTCATTTACTTTAACAGTAAGCAGTGTAAGTGGAACATTTGTTGCTGGAGAGACAATCACAGGCGGTACAAGTGGTGCCAGCACTACAATAAACTCTGTGCCAAGTGGCACTACAATGATTATCGTTATACCAAGTAATGATTTAACAGTTGGTGAGACTGTAACTGGAGCTACAAGCGGCGCAACAGGAACAGTGGTTTCCACTAGCGCAGACTCAACTTTGACCTGGTTAAGTGAAAACGCTCCAAATACATTATTGTATGGTTCTTTAGTTGAGGCGTATACTTTTATGAAGGGTGAGACTGATATTCTTCAGCTTTACATTGCTAGGTACACTGAGTCTCTAACCAGACTTAGAAATTATGCTAGTGGTGTTGAGAACTCAGACGCATATCGTGAAGGGTTAGTAAGGGCAAATAAAACATGAAGGTAGCCATAGTTGGTCTTGGTGGCAGCTACGCTGACTATATGTCTGCGCGTATTGCCTCTCAAGAATTTGATGAGGTATGGGGCATAAATTGTATCGGCGCTGTTATACACGTTGATAAAACATTTATGATGGATCCTGTGTCTAGGTTTTTAGATACAGAAAACGCAGGAACACAAACAGGTGTTGCTCGTGAGTTTTTAAAAAAAAATAAAAACCCTATATACACTTGTCAGTTAGATGACAGAGTGGATCAATTAAAACTGTATCCCTTAGAAAAAGTAACTAAAGAATTAGGTTATTGTTATTTTAACAATACTGTAGCTTATGCTGTTGCTTATGCAATTTGGAGTAAAGTTACTTGTATTTGTTTATATGGCATAGATTACACATACAAAAATGTAAGTATGGCAGAGTCTGGTAGAGCTTGTGTGGAGTTTTGGTGCGGTATAGCCGCAACTAAAGGGATTAAGTTGGAGATAGCGCATAGATCTAGCTTGTTAGACACAAATGTACCAGATAATGAAAAATTATATGGTTATCATAGATTAGATGATCCGCTTGTGCAAACAGTGCAAGATGGCAATTTAATGATTGTTAGACAATCAGAATTTAAATCGCCAGAGCCTATTGAACATGAACCTGTAATTTTTGGAAGGCATGACAATGTTTGAAGTTAATATTGGATCTGTAGGATCAGTTAATGTTGTATCGTCTGATAATGGCGGATTATCTAATGATCAAATAGCTGACATGGCGGCAGATAAAATCATGTATATATCTGATGAAGCTCCTGAACCGATTAGATTGCAAGCTGAAGCTTTTAAGGATAGAGTTAGGAATTTAGTCCAATATTATGTAGAGTTGGCTAGAAGAGAAGAACGTGCTACAATTTGCGCGAAGGTCCGTGAGGCGGGTCAACATCAATTAGCTGACGCTATAGGGAGACTGTAATGGCAATAGCACAAGCAATGTGTACCGCATTCAAACAAGAGTTGATGTTGGGTACGCATAATTTTGCAACAAATGGCAACGCTTTTAAGCTTGCTTTATATGCAGAAGGCAGCGGTGGAAAGTCTAGCACTACTGCTACTTTAGGAGCAACAACCACTGCATTTACCACGACAGGTGAAGTAGCTTCTAGTGGCACATATGCTACAGGTGGTGGAACACTTACAAAAGTCGCGCCAACTACATCTGGAACCACAGCATTTACTGATTTTGCTGATCTTAGCTTTACCACAGCTACAATTACTGCAATGGGCGCTTTGATATATAACAGCACTAACAGCAACAAGGCTGTTGCAGTGTTGGACTTTTCTTCAAATAAAACCTCAACCTCTGGCACATTTACCATTCAGTTTCCAACAGCCGATGCAAGTAACGCTATTATTCGTATAGCTTAACGGAGTGACGCGGTGACTGTATCTGGATGGGGTAGAGGCACTTGGGGCGAAGGTGCTTGGAACCAAGCCATACCAATTACTGTCACGGGTGTTTCAGCTACAGCCTCCGCTGGTGCTGTAACCCCAGCAGGAACTGTTCTGCATGTACCCACGGGCGTAGCAGCCACTGGAGCCGTAGGAAACTTAACTCTTACAGGCACAGCCCTTTTCTCAATTACAGGTGTATCAGGAACCTCTGCTCTTGGCGATGAACAAACCAACGCTGGAGCAAGGGTAATAGGTGTTGGCGCTGTAGCCACGACAAGTTTAGGAGAAGAGGGGATTACGGGATCTTCTCTTTTATCTCTCACAGGAGTTTCAAGCGCAGCCGAATTAAGCACTGGAACGGTTACTTTCCCATTATCTATAGGAGTTTTTCCGACAGGGGTTACAGCGACAGGAAATACTGCTATAGTTCTCGTGTACACGGATGTTATACCGTCACAAACGCCAAATTGGGTAGCTGTGGCAGGTGTTACAACGGCTTGGACAGATGTAACAGCATCACAAACACCGTCCTGGACAGAAAAGGCGGCATAGGAGTAACAGATGGCAAGTTCGTTTAGTACAAACCTTGGCATAGAAAAACCAGCTACAGGTGAACTTTCTGGTAGTTGGGGTGATGTCACCAATTTTAATTTTGATATATTTGATAGAATAACTGGTGCTACAGATCTAACTGCTTCAGATCTTACAACAGATCTAACTATAAGATTAGGCTCTCCAACCTCTGGATCTAGTAATGTTCAGACCGGAATGTTTTCTGTAATTAATCTGAAAGACAGCGGCTCTGATCTTGGTGGCACAAATGTCGTAACAATCGCTCCAAATACAGCAACAAAGTTTTTTATTATAAAAAATTCTTTGTCTGGTAGTCGCGCAGCCACTATAAAACAAGGAACAGGAGCCACAGTGTCTATACCAAATGGCACATCTGACATTGTGTTCTGTGATGGTGCAGGATCAGGGGCGGCAGTCACTGGACTTGCTACATCTTTTAACGTAGGTAGTAGTGCAGAGGTCGCTGGTACAGCTACTGCTTTAGCCATAGCTTTAGGATAGGAGTTAAAAATGGCAAATGATGGATCCGCAACAATACA